GTTCCTAAGTGGTTGATTCATAAGGATTTCTGCGTGAGAGGTCAGCCGCCAACTCGACCGAAATGGCGGAAGTGGAAGGGCTGCAGGGCTGTGTTTTGCCGACTGGCGCCGCGGCAGGGATGCGTGTTCATGCGGACTCCTGCGGGTCGCTGGGGTCGTCCTGGTAGATCCACACTTCGGGGTGCTCCACAGGCAGCGCTGCCCCGGATTGCGGGCACTTGTAGTGGGTCGGCAGCACAGCGAACTCGCGAACCGGCAACTCACCGGTGTCCGGGTCGGGGTCGTTCCCGGGAACACGCAGAACCATCCCCTCGACGCACAGGTAGCCGAACTTGGTGGTCCCGCTGGCGGGCAGTCCGTAGTCCGCCGCGTTGCGGAAGAACTTGATGCAGCCCTTGGTGGCCAGCGTCGAGATGCGCTCCCGGATGGTCCGCTCGCCGCCCAGCCCGGCCTTGCCCTCGAAGGCCTCGGCGAACTGATTGGCCGTGTAGCAGCGGCCGAGCGCGGCCTGGTCAAACACGATCTGCAGAATCGCTTCGCGCTTGCGCCGCCGCTCGGCGTCGAGCAGCTCGCCGTAGTCCTTCATCACCAGGCGTTCATTGACCTCCACCTCGCGCCATTTGCCGTCGATCTTGTCCACGTGTGCCGGCGGGATGGCCGCGCCGTTGCGCAGTTCGAAGATGATCTGCCGGGTCGTCCGCGTCTCGTCGGGCCGGAACAGCAGCATGCCGGTGGAGTAGTAGCCGCGCAGGCTGCCGGCGCCGGCCAGGGCCTGGAACGGGTCTTCCTCGAACTGCTTCTTGCCGAGCTTGCGGGTGTGGTGCACCAGCACCATGCCGGCATCCGGGTTGACGGCCTGTCGGATGCGCTCCACGCGCTGCGACAGGAAGTACAGCATCGCGCCGTTGTCGTTCTCGCCCCCGGCGTCGCCCGCGTCGAAGACGTTGCGGATCGGGTCGATGGCGATGATGTCGGGCGGCGCGCCGCCGAACGCGCCGGCAATCGCCGGGATCACCTGGGCCAGGCCAGCGTCGTTGAGCACCAGGCGCAATTGCGGGGTGGCGACGAAATGGCTGCGGGCCTCATTGAGCCGGTGCGCCGGCAGGTGAAGCGCCTGCACGCGCTCGCGCAGGTAGTGGTACTGCACCTCCGCCTGCAAGTAGAACACCCGCAGCGGACGTGGCGGGCGCATGCCCAGGAACGGCACGCCAGCGGCCATGTGCGTCAGCCACGACAGCAGGAAGTCGCTTTTGCCAACCTTGGGGGCGCCGCCGAAGACCAGCATGCCGCCCGGCGTGAGCACGCGCGGAGCGATCAGGTCGTCGGGCAGCGGGGAGGCGTCGTCGAGCAGATCCGCCAAGCTGTAGGTGATCAGCGACTGCGGTGCCGCCTTTATGACGTGGCGTTCGCCTTGGGCGATGAAGCTGGCCGCGTCGAAGCCTTCGGCCAGCGCGTCGGCGGCATCCCACTTGAGCGGCTTGTCGGCCGGCGGCACCAGCAGGGCCGCCGAGTGGCAGCCGGCGGCCACGCAGGCCTTGGCGGCGTTCTCGGCGTAGGCCCAGCCGGGTGGGTCGCGGTCAGGCCAGATCAGCACGTCGCGGCCGGCCAGCGGGCTCCAGTCGGTCTTGTCCACCGGGGCCTTGGCCCCGTGCATGGCGGTGGTGGCGACGATGCCGGCATCGATCAGCGCCTGGGCGCATTTCTCGCCCTCGACCACGATGACGGTCTGGGCCTTGGTGACTGCCGGCAGGTTGTAGAGCGGCCGTGGGTCCGGGGCGCGGTGCAGCCTGGCCCGCACGTCCCAGGGGCGGAATTCCTTGCCGCCGGGCGGGTCGTAGCGGTAGACGCAGGCGATCAGATCGCCTTCCGCATCCAGGTAGTCCCAGCGCGCGGTGTGCGGTCCCAAATCGTCCATCGCCGGATCGGATCGGCGTCGCTTGGTCGCCGCTCCCACCACCGGCGTCGGAACGTGACCGGCCAGCTCGGCGGCCATCGCCACGACGATGGCGAAGTCGTCGCGGGCATCCAGGCCGGCGTGCGCGGCGATCAGGTCGAAGATGTCGCCACCCTCGCCGGTGGCATGGTCGTTCCACAATCCGGCCTTGGCGCCTTCCAGCGCCACCTCCAGGCTGTCGCCGGGCGCGCCGTGGATGTCACCGATGGTGAATCGCCCGCGCTTGGCTTTCCCCTTCGGAAAAAGCGCCCGCAGAACGCCATCAAGGCGTTGAAGCAATTGGCGGCGCACTTCCTCGCGCGCGGGTCGGGCGCTCTGCGGTTCGGGCTCGTCGTCGTTGAAATCGGTCCAGCTAGTCAATGGGGCAGCCTCCAGCAGCGGTCCTGCCATGGGCATGACCGACAGGTTTGATGGGTGGGGGTGGTGCTGATGCGCGGCAGCGCCTCGCCGGCGTCGCAGGCGCGCAGGATCTCGACGGCGCGATCGGACGCGCGCTGCGCCACGCCGCGATCGAAGACCACGCGCTCGGCGTAGATCGCCATGTCGTCGGCGCAGACGGCGGTGAACAGCGCGGGGTGTTCGTGCAGGCCGAGATAGGCCTGGTACAGCGCGATCTGAGCGGCGTAGACCGGCCGGCTCGCCGCCAACCGCTTCTTCTGCAGTTCCCGGAAGGTCTTGGCGCCGACTGCTTTGTTCTCCCAGAGCATCGGATAGCGGAAGCTGCCGGGGCCGCCGACGATTACGCCGTCGGCGTGGCCGCGCACGCGCCCGTCGACGGCGGCGAATCCGAACTGTTCTCCCTGGTCGTTGCGGGTGCGCAGGTCGAATCCGGCCAAGCGCAGCCAGTCGGCCATCCAGTCTTCGACGCGGTGGCCGCGGGCGAACACCCGCAGCAGGCGGCCCGGAAACTGGCGGCCGAAATCCTTGGGCGCATCGAAGAATTGGAACTGAAGCCGGCGGCTGCACTCCTCGCCGAGGTTGGACGCGCCCAGATACGGGCGCGCCGGCTGTCCTTCCGCCTCGCGCTCCATCGCGGCATCGATCAGGCCGGCGAGGTGATCGGAGACGTCATGCGAGTTGAAGTCCAGCATGGCGGCGAATGCTTAGAAGGGGATCGGGTCATCGAACGGCGCGTCGGGCGCGCCCAGCGGCTCTGCCCGTTGACGGAGCGCGGCTTCGTAGGCGGCGGTGATCGCCTCGATCACGCGGGTGGCTTGCGCTTGCGTGTACTGCGCCAGCGGCACGTCGAATCCGACTCGGCCGGCCTCGGACGCCAGCGCGCGAAGGCAGGCACGCTGCGCGTCATGCGAGAGGGGGTGGGTCACAGGCAAAAGCTCCTCCACCGACGCCGGATCGTTCCGGTATCGGGTCATGTAGAGTTGGTGGAAGGCGTTCTGGCAGGTCGCCGAGCAGAACGCCCATCGGTAGGGCGCGCGCCGCGGGTCAGCGATGCGGCGGCGCAAATCCAGATGGCCCAGGCCGCGCGCCGGCCGGCCACATCCCCAGCATGGCGCCATCGGCGCGCATTAACTCGCCCAGGCGGGACGCCCCGTCGGTGCCGCGGCCGTCTGCGCCGTCTGCGCAACGTGGGCCGCCGCGGCTCCGGCCGGTGCCGGCTGCACCGACCCCATCACTTCGCGGTACTGCGGATGGTCCGGCATGATCGGAATCTTGATCACCGCCTTGTCTTCGCCGTAGCTGTCCTTTTCCCAGTCGACCTTGCCGGCGAAGACGACGCCGTCGAGATCGCCGAAGCTCTCGATGCATCGGCTCTGCTGCGCGGCGGTGCTCATGTCGTCGGGGTGCAGCGCGTGCGCCGAGTTGAGGACGCCCTTGATGAAGCTGCGGCCCATCTGGCCCCAGGTCGGTCCCTTGGGGCTGTGCAGCCCGATCAGGGTCCAGAGCTTGCGGCGTGCGTATTTGCCTTCGAGCACGACGAACTCGGCGTTGATGTAGACCGCACCGGTGTCGCCGCGCGTCGCCCAACCATGCATCCAGCCGTTGGCCGGATCGTTGTAGCCGCCGGGCTTGATGGTCATGCGGACCTTGACCAGCGTGCCCTTCGGGATGAGCGAGAACGCCGGGCTCTCGGCGTCGTTGAAGTTATTCCAAGCGGAGGACATGGTTGACCTTCTCTAGTGGGTGGACGGCGGGCTCGGTGCCGCGGCCTCGGGCGCGCCGAGCTTGGTCATGAGAGCGCCCAGGTTCGGCGGCTCAACGACGTCGAGGCGACCGGATCGGTCCTTGGCGGGG